CCAATAATCTTCATCAACAAATTCATGTCCTCTATTTCTTATTAGTGAGGCAGAAACAGAATACTCTAATCCTTTTACTGCTCCAAATATAGCATTATCACTTAATGCTTTTTCATCACCTTTATAAAATCTTTTTGAAGATTGATATGGGAATAAAGCTATTTTTCTTAATCCTATATTGTATTTATAATCATCTTCAAATTCTACATTACCTTTTACATAGGGTGTACCCATTGTGCCAGACACATATAAAGTCGAGTTATCAAATAGCCCACCAAAAAGTAAACCAACATACGCAACCAAATTACATATAATTCTTTCATATCTCATTACATAAACCCTTCTAAGTTACTTAATGTATATTGTATTCCTGACAAAATTTCTTCTCTCCTTCTCCCTAATTCATCAAGGCTAGTATGTAAAGTTTGTTTCATATCAGGACTTAAAACCATTGCAGCTTTTTCAACATCATAATTAGATTTAGATTCAGTAGAATCACTTGTATTTACAGGTTTGTTTTTTTTCCATTTTTTATATAAATCTTGATGATAATTAGCACGTTCAGTTTCAATAGTTCGAGTAGGTTTTTCTTCACCCGTTTCCTCATTTATTTCAGTAGGACCTGGCACATAAAAAGATTTGCCTATCCTGTCATCTTCCCCATATTTACCTTTTCCATATCCTGATACTAAATGACCTGAAACAACACTAGGTTCGTGAAATCCAGTTGTTGCCTGCCCTCTTTCATTCCAGCTTCCAATCCCTTCTCCCATTGGGTCAGTTTCATTTATATATTGCTGCATTGATTCTCTTTCGTTTGTAATAAAATCTAAATATTCATTAGGGAATTTTTCAGCAAATCTCTCTATCATGAAATTTTCATTTTCATCTTGAATACGCATTTCTTCTGCATGGTCCACTTCATAAGGTATATTATGACCGTCATAATATGTCGCTACCCCTAAATGTTTATCATTTTTTAATCTATCCATTCTTTCTGCTGGATTTAAATCAAGCCAAAGTCTTTCTTGTATTGCAGATTTAAGCTTTGAGTTACTTCTGCTATTTAAGTCAGAACCTGCTAAAGCCCAACCTGTATCTTGAAAATCACGAACACCTCTACCTTCTTGTGAGCCTTTAATATTTTTAACTATATCTTTTACATCTAAAAGAGGTTCTTCACTACGTTCATTATTATCAAAAAGTAATTGTTTCTTATACTTACTTAAAAATTTACCTCCATACGGAGTTAAATCGTTCCTACTTATAATATTACCATATTTATCTTCTCCTTCATCATCAAGTATTGTACCTGCCATTATTAAACTTTTAAAATCACTTGCCTTTTTTTTAATTTCTTTAAGTTGATTATAGTTTTGAGCAGTACTCCATGGAGCTGCACTAAGACCATACATACCAGATGAAAAATCTGTTCTGCCTTTACTTGGTAAACCCTTCATCCATTCATCTAAATCTTTTTCTATATTTTGTATTTGACTAACAAGACCTACTTTATCTTCATCATCCCACATTAAAACCTACCCCCTCCTGAGTTACGTTTTTCTAATTTTTTTACTCTTTCTTCAAATTTACCAATCTTTATATTTAAATCATCTAACTTATCTTTACAATCATCAATGCCTGATAAATCAATATCAGGTATATCTATTTTTTTGTTTTTTAATTTATTTAATTCTTTATTTACTTTAATTAATTCTGAATTAAGTTTTTGGATTTCTTCTTTAATATAACTTAAATCAGCTGCTAAAGGTGTTAAGCTTGTAGATAATGCTTTTAAATCTTTGAAAGTTTCGTCATATTCATCTAGCTTATAAGATATAATTTTTAAATCACCCATAGATTTGATATTGTTAATTTCTTTAGTGTTATCTTCTACTGCTCCTGTTAGTGTAAAATAAACACCAACTGCAGATACTAATACTACACCAATAGTTACTAAGAATTTTAAATCCATTTGGAATGATGTAGATTCACCTATTTTATGTGCCACTTCTTTTTTCTCCTCTTTTATAACATTTATTTGTTGGTCATTTAATGCTTCTGCAACTTCTTCTACAGTTACATGTCCTTCTTCAATTAAAACTTTACCTAATGGTACTGACCTATTATAGTTGATAGCTTCATCAGCTTGTTTACTTAAAGCAGATGTTAACTGTTTTTTATTTATATAACCTTTAAGTAATAATAAATCTCCTATTTTCATGCTATCATCCAGGCTTTTGCCTTAGGTCTCCTTTTATAAAATCTTTTTTCTTTTTTTTCTTCATGTATACCTACAGGTGGATTAGCATATTTACATGCATAAGCCAATGCATCTATAGTATCGTCATGTCCCATCCTAGGGCCAAATGTTATTATCTCATGTTCTAAATCATACTGGTCTTTCTTTAAATGTATTTGACCAATTGCAAATCTTTGAGCTAATATCTCTTGTATTCTATCTCTTTTACTCATTCTAGTTCCAGGTTTTTCTTCTTTAAATCTAACAGAAAAATCATTTCTTCTTCTAGTTTCTGCTCTTAAAGCTTGAAATATTGGTTTAGACATAGTTGTATCTTCTACTACATATAAACTAGGATGATATATTTTAGAATATTCAAACATATAATCAACTACGCCTTTATTCTTTTCGCCTGGAATACCTAAAACTGGGATACCTCTTTTTCTAAGAAAGTCTATAACATAAATGTTATTATCGCTATCTACTGCTATAATCATTATAACGCTATAGTCAGCATCTCTTCTTTGAGAATCGGTAGCAGGGTCAACTCCAGCAAATATATTTACAGGTTTATGTTCTCCGTCCATGTTCAAAAAGCAAATATCAGAATCTTCTTCATAAAAAAAAGTGCCTTCATAATATTTTATATGGTCTCTGGTAAATATTGAATCATCAGCAGATTGCACTTCCATCATATATTCTTGGAAGAACTTATATGGCTGTCCAGAATCTCTATAAAACTTCTGTTTACGAGCCATTTCTTTTTTACCAAACCAACTATTCCACAACATAGTTCCGTCTGATAAAATTGCTTTCTTAAGAACTACATCCCAAGAAAATTCTTCTTTCTGCTTAACAGCCTTTTCATAATTAACAATAAGGTTGTTAATAAAACTATCATAATGCACAGGAGTGCCATTAATCCGTAACCTACCAGTCCCAGGCTCAAGAGCAGGGAATACCACAGCAGTGATAAGGTTGGAGTTTTTTGCTCTAGCTTCTGCAGTAATCGTATTATTCTCATCTTCAAAGTCATCTAGTATAACCAAGTCATATCTTTTATGCAGTTTAGCTCCACCTCTAATTCCTGATATATTGGACTTTGATATAAGTTTACAACCATTTGTAGTCTCAATATCTGTTTCTGTCCATTTTGAGCCTTTTAAACTACCGAAATAATACAAAATTCTTTCATTAAATTCCAAATGATATTTTATATAATCCATATTACCTGTCGCAAGTTTAGCTGTAGCTGATACCCACCCATAAAAGAGTGGGTCCTTTGTAAAACAAAATTGTTGTAGTATATCGCATTTAGTTAGTACAGTCTTTCCGTGACCTCTAGGTAGTATTATTGCTACTTGTTTTTTGTCTTTGTCAGTTATTGTATCAGCTATTTCATAATGAAAGGGAGGTGTTTCTGAACGCATAAAATCATCTTGTAAAAATAATTTACCAAATGCAATTAAATCTTTACTAGCAAGCTGTAAAGCTTCTTCTTGTTTAGAAACGTTATGTAAATTAATATTTGCCAACTAAGCGTAACTTCTTTTAGAATTCTTTACTCTTTTAGCTGCCATTTTTTTTCCACCTTTTTTACCGCCCTTTTTACCTTTACCAGGGGGTCTACCTCTTTTTTTTCCATAGGTTCCTTTTCCTTGTGGCATATCTACTCCTTATTAGTTTACCATTAAATCGCTCAATAACATACTGAGCCATATCATCTCTCCAAAGTTTACAACCTTTATTAATTATTTTTTCTGGTATTTGCTTAGGTTCTTTAAACCATTTACAAAAACCTTTTTTATGCAAACCACAATCTAAACAATTATGTATTTTCAATTTTCTTTGGTCTTTGAGCTTCATCAATCATTGAGTCAGTCAAGCCTTGAAATTGAACACCAGTAATCTGTTGTACTTTGGCAGAACTTTTATCTTCTAAATCAAGTATATCAGATAACTTAAATAAAGCTTTTAGCTTTGTATCATCTTTTTCAGCAGTCTGAGCTACTATTTTAATATTCTCAAGAACCATCTTTTCATCTATTTCAAGTTCTTCTAGTATAGGTTTTAATTCCTCTTTCACAGCAGTATTAACCCTTTCTGTTTTAATTAAATTTACAGCTTTCATACGAGCGTATCGTTTATTGTTAGTAGGGAAAGCCTTAACATATGCATCTTCAGGGGATAATCCCTGCCCTAAATAAGTAACAAATAATTTCTCGTTAGCAGTCATATCGCGCCTGTTAGCAACTACTTGCTCTGGCGTAGCGTTGCCGCCAATAGAATATATATTAACTCTTTTATCTGTATCTAAGTAAGTGTTTTCAGAAACAACAAAGGTACCTGTGCAAGTACCTATATAAGCTAATTCTCCATTCTTACGCATCATACTACCCTTGCGTAATATCTGTATAACTGACTCATCATCAGCTAAAACCCAATCTCCTACATTAGCTTTTCTCCAGTCTTTATGTATATATATTTTAGGTGGTACTTCAGATTCAGTCTCATAGACTATATGGTCTATTTTATTAACTCTGTACTTCTTCATTAAGATTCACCTACTTCATACATATTACTAAATATATCTAAGGTTTCTTCATCCCAGTAGTCTTCTAAGTAATCCCAGTTAGAATCTATAGGCCCTATATCTTCAGCTCCTATCTCATCAAACCCTTCTACTATATACTCTACAGACCCTTCCTTAGGATTAACTGCAATCTCTAACTTATAGATTAAAGTACCCTTAGGTAGCTTGTCTCTTTTTTCGTCTAATTTATCTGACATATATACTCCATGTGAATAAATTTCTCAAAAAATTTATGAACCCTAACCACAGTTGCTACTGTAGCTTAAGTCTTATGCTTAATGAAAAACGTTAAAATTGAAATTATATAGGAATAGTTTAATAGAAATAAAATAAATAAGCAATACTTTTTTTAAGCACCTAAGTAATTGAAAAACAAGCAGTTATATTTTAACATACTGGCTAGTCGGTTTCTGTGTAATCAATCCTAAAAGGTTTCAAAAATTGGGGGATTTTAGTGGAGGTCTTATTTATCCTTATACGCCACCCTAAAAACATTTTTCTTATATGCGTTTTAGTTATAATTCAATTCAATTAGATGTTAGAGCCGTTCCTCTGTAATAGAGCATAGGTGCAAAGACGCTTGGTTTGCTCGTTGAGACTACCATCTAATAACATTTAATAGGCTTTGCTTATGCTTGGTTACAGATATAAATACGGTTACATCCAAACAGCGATAGCATAGCAGAGCCACAGCTTTATTCATACAAGTGTGCGTGTTGTTATAAATAAACAGCACCTACACTCTTAACATAGAAAGGGACACGACATGTCACAACTTATAACAGATTATTACAGAGTAGAACTAGTCAAGAAGACTTGGCAAAAGAAAGACGGCACGAAAGGCGAAGATTGGTGCTTTACCAACAGGATACCAAGGTCAAATGGTAACATTGGTGGTCACTCTTATAGTATCTCATTTCTTCGCAACAACAATGCCGACAAGTCACAAGCATCTAACGACCCTGCAATCTTTGCTTGGTTCGACAAGATGACTGATGAAATGGCAGAGGCTTTCATTGAAGAGCACGGCAACGTTGCTTGGGCACATGAACCAACGAATGACATTGTTACCAATGCTCACTACGTTGAATTGTTTCCAACTAAAAGCAAGCAAGAATCAGCATCAGTTCAAAGTGCAGGATTCTAGAAACAACTGATTGGGGGGACAATAGTTCCCCCTTATCTTTATTTAAAAACATAAAATTTATATATTAATAGGCTATAATCAATCAAATAAAACTAACAAAAGGATTGATATGAGCAAGAAAACATTCAATGTTCATAAAATCATTAGCTATGGTAGTAATAACACTACTGTTCAAGTAATAGTCAACAATAAGACTAAACACTTGAAATTAGTTAATGGCATATGGACATGTGATAATGGTCATAAATATAATCTTTAACAGGTTATAGCCACGGGGATTGCATACTCCTTGTTACCCAAGTATGCAAAGATTTCGTAAGAAACGGCAGTATCATGTCGTTAGGATAAGCATAGTTAATATGCCCAAAGTGATAACAAGACAATGTTATTGCACTCATTGAGCCCAAAGATACAAGCGTCTATGTAGTAACTCTGTGTGCAACAGAAGAGCTATACACCAAATGGTAATGGTGTTGAGTATGGTAACATACAATAAGATAAGGCGTAGGAGTAATAAGCTAAGCTGTGGTAGTAAGGCTGTACTCCAATGTTATGGTTAATCCTTTAGTGATAAAGGGCGACACCAGAAACATGTTAATATTCACTCACCAGGTGTCTATTGAAGTATTGAGCGAAGTATTTACTACCTTAATAGGGTAGCAAGCTTCTCTGTAAGCGACTCAATATAAATGCCGTTGTCAAACTAAACATAATGATAACATAATGTAAAACAGCTACAGCGATTAAGAGCAAAGGGCTCTAATACCTCACAGTGAACCTGAATGAGGTGCATTTTATGCTCACAAGGCATATTATGTTTTGTAATGAAAGCACTAGGTAGGCGGGCACGTTTATCTAGATGTAAGTAGTTGCTGAGATAACTTAATCGTTAAGAGTGGTAGTCTATAACTACTGAGCCTGCTAGTGTACTTAGTGCAAACTAAGTGGATACGGACAAAACCTGCGAACATGGAATGTAGTCCAAAAGAGCTAGCGTAAAGAGTATAATCTCAACTCTTTATTAGAATTTATTTATAAAAGGAGACTATAATGTCTTATTTGAGAGCCATAATAGCAACATTAAGAATAGATAAATTAATAAAAGGTATTATATCTATTATCAAAACAGACCCACTTGAAATGATGACATATTACATAGCCATACTAATAAATATATGTATGATATGGTTTATATGGTACGTAATTAAGTGGTTACAGTACATAAGTTGCTAAATATAATATGTCCCAGCTAGTATAATTAAGGTTGGGACAAAAGTTTAATTTAAAAAGAGGTGATGATGAAGAGTAAATGTATAATATGCGATATTGATGGTACTGTCGCACTAATGAAGGGTAAAAGAACACCTTTCGAGTATCATAAAGCTTACAATGATGAACCAAATGTTCCTGTAATAGATGTATTATTAGCTACTGTTAGATATTATGCTAAAATACATGATGAACCTATTTATGTAGTGTTTACATCAGCTAGAGAGAATGTAACATTTGAAGAGCATCAGTTTAAAAATGTTGCAGAACTAACTAAAGCTTGGGTTAATCAGTATGTAGGTGAATCTGAATTTAACCAATTTGTCTTTCGTAATGAAGGTGATTACCGTAAAGATGCTTTTGTCAAGTTTGAAATAGGCAAAGAGATAATGGAAAGGTATAATGTCCTTTGTGTCTTTGACGATAGGAATCAAGTCGTAGATATGTGGCGTAATGGATTAGGACTCACATGTTTCCAAGTTGCTGATGGTAACTTTTAACTAATCTGTGCGGAGACAAGCCTTGGTAGGCTAACCTAATTTATATATTAGGAGTTATTGTCGGTTCGATTCCAACCTCCGCAACAATAAGCGAAGCCGTTATTATATTTAGCAATAGGATATAATAGTCGCCGAAAGTGAAAAAAGGGATGATGATATATTGTGTCTCTCATACCATTCTTGCTTCGCTTGTAAGTGGAATGGCTCGAGGCGGAGTGGCTCTATAAATTAAAGAGAGATATGTTTGTAGAGCTCACTTCTATAATTAAACATTAAAAGGAGAATAATGTATACAAAAATAGACAAACATGGCAATATAACAGGAGATAAATGCCCAGCTTGTGATGGAGAAGGTGTTGACTTTGTTGATTTTACTAATGCAAGAGGTGGTAATGTACATTTTCAATTATGTCATATATGTGATGGTATGGGCATAGCTGAAGAAGGTAAAGATTTTGATGTAGTATGGTTTAAAGATGAAAAAGGCTTTGAACATATGGATTTCTTAAAGATAAATAACATAGGAGAGTAATTATGGGAATGGATGTATCGGGTTTAGACCCTACAATAAATAAATCAAGGAAAGATTTTCCAATGCTAACTAAATGGGAAGATAAGACTTGGCCTGAAAGAGAAGAGGACAAGAATTGGGATAAAGAGAAAGAACAATACTGGAAAGAAGATAATGAATGGAATAAAGCTAATCCAGGTATATACTTTCGTAATAATTGTTGGTGGTGGAGACCCTTATGGGATTTCTGTGCTTACCATTGTCCTGATTTAATAAGTGATGATATTCATAATGGAGGTCATTATAATGATGGTAAAGGATTAAATGCAGATAGTGCAGCTAAACTAGGTGTTCAACTTTTATCATTAATAGAAGATGGCACAGTTGCAGCACATCAGAAAGAAGTAGAGTTAGACCAAGAAGATAAAGAATACAAATATCCATTTGATGTAGAGAATGTAAAAGCTTTCGCTGATTTCTGTATACAAAGTGGAGGATTTGAAATATGGTAGACACAGATATAATGGGCGAGAAGGAGTTCTTTGATATAATGAAAACTAATAATAGGTTTTTAACTATGGAAGAAAGACATCTCGTTGCTAGTATAATTCTTGCTTTTACTGAAAAAAGAAAACAAGATTCGGTGTGATTAGCGTCACATAAAATAGTTTATAGTTGGACAAAGCACCCGCGATGCGAACGAATTGTACTCCTAGGATACAAGGGATGCCTCTCAGTAACTGCCACAACACTATAAACAGGAAGAACTTAATAAAACTAGCCAATTAAGGCGGTACTTATTAAGCAGTCTTTAATGTCGTTAATTACGGCAAACTTCACAGTTGATTCCTTCTAGACTGGCTGTGAACATGATTATATACTTAAAGGGACAGGATTACTCACCTACTTTCTACATAACACTCGACATCATATAAGTGTTCTGTCCCTTAGATTTAGAATAATTATAAAAGCAGGTGGACATGCAATGCTACATAGTAGCTAATTTATAAAACGCCTAACCAAGGTCCACAGATGTTAGGCAAACAATTGAGAGCCAATAACTGGTCCTGTAAGTCCTTAGGAAATAGCTAAGAGGCCCTCCTAAGGCAAAGGAATATGTGAGGCTCTCATAAATTTACAGGTTGTTGCCGTAATGAACCATGGACCCTGTAATAAAACAAGGTAAGCAAACAAATAAGTCTGTGATAACTTGTCGGATGAGATATAAACCGAGGAGATGGAGGGAGATAGTGGATATAGGCGGTTTACGCCGTAAGCAGAAGCTATCGAGGAAAAAGTGTAGGTTTATATAAAATTGAGAGAGTTACGGCAAAAACCACCATTCGTTAAGAGGTTAATTACAGTAATCTGATTAATCACCCTCAAGCGTGGTCTCTCTCATAATAATTACAAGTATGTAACTAGTTTAGTAGCAGTCCTGAGAAGTTACACTAAGTTTATTCCAGGAACCTCTAAAAGAAGCGAAAGCGAGTCCGCAACGTTAAATCGTTGTTAGGAGTGATAAAGCCTTGAGGCACTACTATTAAACGAAAAAAAAGCTTGTATATAATTGGGAGTGGAGAGCTGATACCGTGAGGTCAGACGTGGTGTATTATGGGTTTTTGATGGACTTTCATGGTCTGTCTCCTTTCGCCCTTTGTTTAGCATCACTATTGACACTCCCATAAATTTTAATTAAGGAGATTAAATGAATCTTAAAAATTGGGAAGAAATACCAGAAGAAGATTTGTGGGAAGATGGCGAATTAGACACTCAAGCAGTAATCTTTAAAATGTATTCAAACGTATGTAGATTAGGTAAATGGAAATTAATCAGGAGAAAAGATGAACAATAAAGTAACTAAATCAGACTGTATGGAGGCTATTGATTATTTATTTGTAAATGGATTTGTAGATGAAATGACTTCAGATAAAAAACATTATACAACTATATTATTAAAAAAAGTAGCTGAAATTTATAACGTAAACTTAATGTGGGAGGAAGAATAATGGAAATAAGTAAAGAAGACTTTAATGCTTTTGTAACTATTCAAACATCAGGAGCTTTTAACATGTTTGACCCTAGAGCAAGAGCAGCAACAGGTTTAAGTAAAGATAAATTTATTAAAATAATAAAAGACTACGATGAATTGGAGGATAAGTATGGGAGTAGATAACTTTCTAGATTTATTAGAAGATGTAAAAGGAATGAGTCAAGAACAATTAACTGAATTAGTACATGCAATACAAGATAGAAGAAATTACTTGCAAGCTAAAGATTTAGAAGGCTTTAGAATAGGAGAAAAAGTATCTTGGGTTAAAGGTGTAGGTTTAAGTAAAGAAACTTACACAGGTATTATTGAAAAAGTTAATCGTAAAAGCGTAGGAGTAAAAGAAGAAGGAAGACCATGGGTAAAATGGAGATGTAGCCCATCATTGTTAACTAAAGTTAAGGAGACAGAATAATGAAATCATTATCAAAACAACAACGTGATTATTTTATTGATAGGATTAAAGGTGAAATCAATAAAGAAATTGCAATATTAGAACAAGTACATGCTGCTGGTATAGAAACAGTAGCTAACAAGCAATACAAGTCTTATTTAAAAGAGACTGGCTTAGGTAAAATATTCAAAGATTATGAATCTGCAGAAGAGAAATGGAATAAAGTAAGAGATAGAATGCAGAATATATGTAAAGCATTACATGAAAAGACTGAATATCCAGGTAAGAATAATTATTGGAGCCCACCATATGATAGTAAAGGTGTTGAAAAGTTTTTAAGAGAGATATGTAATTCACTAGCAAGAGATAATTTCATTAATACACCTAAAGGTAAAAGATTAAAGCAGCTAGAAGATAAAAGAACAGCTGCAATCGATACTGTTATGGGTATGACTGAAACTGAACCTCTTGTTCAAGCTCTTAATAAAATCTTTAAGGGTACTAATGTTCCTTTGTTAGGAGGTAAGTAATGGCTAAGAAAATGAGTAAGCAAGAAAAGGTATTAATGTATCTCCAGACTTATGGCAGCATAACGCCAATGGACGCTTATGAATTATTTCAATCTATGCGGCTTGGTGCTATAATACATAACTTAAGGCATAATGAACCTTACTATAATATAGAATCAAAGAAAGAAGGTAAGGCAGGTTATGCAAGATATACACTTAAAGAAGGTGTGTACGAAGACTATAATAACTCAATTAATAAATAAAGTTAGCTTTATATCTTTGATAATTGTTTGAGAAATCGTAAATTACAATGCTGTCAAATTAAGGAGAATAATAATGAAAACATTGTTAATCGACCTTGAGAATGGCTATAAATCTATAGGAGGTAAAGCTACTATTGAAGAAAAGTTTGGATTACCCTTACTTAACTTTAATGACTTTACTTCCTTTAGAAATTTTATAGGCCAACTCTGGTCACGTAAAAAAGTCGAAAGACAAATAAAAGTAGGTGGAGTATCAGTAACACAATCATCTTTTGAAATAACAGCTAAAGAAGGTGTTGAAATAGATTGTATGGTTATAGATACAGCTAGTGAAATGGCTAAGAAATATGCTAGAGAACTTAAAGGTAAAGCAGAACAGCTTCAGTTAAAACAATGGGGTAAGCTTAAAGAAACTCTAGATAACTTCTTTTCATTTACTAATGCTATACCTGCTAGTCTTGTTGTTAATTGTCATTCTAAAATGCAAGAAGACAACGAAAATGGTGTAATAAGAGTAATGCCTTACATTGAAGGTTCTACTAAAGTAGATGTAGGGAAATGGTTTGACTTTGTGTTTTATACTAAAGTAAGAAAAGCAAAAGATGGAACTCGTAAGTATATGTGGGTAACTGCAAGAGACGAACATTTCTGTCATGCTAAAGATAGAACACAATTATTAGAAGCTGAAATAGACCAAGATTATAGTATAGTATTTGATGCTGTAAATAAAAGAGGTTGGGAATCAGCAAAGGTTCTAGTAATAGGAGAGCCAGGTAGTGGTAAAACACTGAGTTTGAAGACTTTAACTAAAGTAAATACAAGTAAATAAGGAGGCATAATATGTCTATAGTAGTAACTAAAAAAGAAGGTGGTGGAGGATATGGAGAAGGTTGGAAAACTGTAACTATAGCTAAAGCTGAAAGAGGTGATTGGAGTGGAAGTAAGTATATTGATTTATTCTTTGAAAACTATTCTGAATCATTAAAATGCAGAGTATGGGAAGCACGTAACGGAGAAGGTGAAGAGTTTAGTGTATCTAATATGGTAAGATATTGTAATCCAGAAATCTTAGAAGAAATGGATAATGATGGTACTGTAGCTGCTAAACTTGATGATTCTCCTAGTGGATTAAAAGGTAAAACTCTTCAAGTATTATTCTATAAAAAAGCTAATGGTTATTCAGAGATATCTCAAAAAGTAGCACCTGCTACACCTTTTGAAAATATCATAGATAACTTTGATGCTAATAGAATAAATAGAATTAAAGAGTCTGCTGAAAAATATCAAACTAGTCGTAATCAAGCTAATGGTATAGCTAATGAAACATCAACAACTGAAGGTGCTGAAGAGCAACCTTGGTAAATAACTTATAAGGAGAAAATATGATAAGAGAATTTGCATTCGGACTATCAAACAGGCATCATTTCTTTCCATCTGACAATTCTGTTAAATGGGAAAATGTTGCTAAGGATACATTTCTCTCTTTATATGGTTACGATGATTCAGTAATTAAATACTTCGATAAGAATAAAACTTTGTCAGGTTTTAACGGAGTAATATATATGCCAAGAGAATTCATCTTAGATGTAGATGGTAGTGAAGTTGAAGAAGCTCAAGATAAAACTATTAAATTAGTTAATGTATTAGAAAGTCTTAAAGTACCTACTAATATATATTTTAGCGGAAGAGGATTTCACATAGGTATACCAGATACAGCTTTTAAATGGAAACCAAGTGTTAATTTACATTTAAATGTTAAAGATGAGCTTGATAAAAAAGGTATATATAAATATGCTGATGTGTCTGTAACTGACAAAACTAGAATAATAAGATTAAATAATACTCTTAATTCCAAGTCTAGGCTATGGAAAGTGTATATAACACATGAAGAGTTACAAAATCTTAGTGCTTTAGGAATACAGACACTAGCTAACAAACCAAGGCAAGAAAAAATACCAATCTTACAATGTGAGCCTGCATTTGACGTAACAGAACGTGAGGTTAAAAAGCAAACTTATAAGTATAAAGATACTGTAGGTAGCGAACCTGACCCAATGCTTTATCCATGCATCCAGACTATGCTTAAAGGCTCTTCCTACGGTGGAAGACATGCAACGGCATTGCGACTGGGTGCGTGGTTAAGATGGAGATATCCTGAACACGTAGTAAGGATTATAATGGAAGATTGGAGAAAAAGAGTAACTACTTTAGAGAATCCCTTTAAAGAAGATGAAATGCATAGACTAATAAGTGATTGTTATAAAGGACATAACGGTCAAGGTTATAGATATGGTTGTAATGATAAAGTAATGGACAAACATTGTAATTCAACTTGTACATTATTTAAAGCTAAGAAATCTCAAGGTATAATGAGTGCAGATGATATGGAAGACAATCTAATCAGCTGGCTTAAAGGAGACCAGAAGCCTATTAATTTAGGTGCCTTATATGGCAAGGACTTTCCTGTATATCCTGGAGAATTAGTAGTAATTCAAGCACCACCTAAATCTATGAAGACTATGTTGATACAAAATTGGGTTAATTCATTAAAAAAGAATACTTATTTCTTAGAAATGGAAATGAGCCCAAGACAAATATATCAACGTTTCATACAAATTGAAGAGAAGTGGACTGAAGAACAACTAAAACAACATTATGCTAGTAATAACTATAGACTAGCTAATAAGTTTAAGTGGTTGAGTATGGACTATCAGCCATGCTTTGCTGTTGAATTAGAGAAGAAATTAAGTATTCTTCCTAATAAGCCAGAGATAGTAGTAGTAGACCATATGGGTTTATTACTTTCCAAACATAGAGACTTAAATCTAAAGATGGAAGAAATATCAGGTGCTTTAACAGAAGCAGCAATTAAAAACAACGTTGTAGTTATTGCAATATGTGAAATTACTAAACAAGCTATGACAGAAGGTATGAATATATCATCTGTTAGAGGTTCATTTAGAATAGCATATAATGCAAGCAAGATTCTTTCTTTAACAACAGCTAAAGACGATGAAGGTAACGTAAGTACTATGATTATCAAGACTGAAGCTAATAGAGAAAGAGGACAT